AGCATGAAGCATAAGGAGAAAGGGGAACTGCGCGAAATCGAGGTTTATGATGCGCAGACCCGCCGCCTGACCGCGGAAGGCAATACGGTGTCGGATTTCGCGCAGATTGGCGAGACTGGCATTTTGCAGCGGCTAGTCGAACAGACCGTGGCGCAAATGCTGGGCTATAGCATCGAGGATGTCGAGGAAGCCCGCCGCCAAAACGCGCAGGAAGGCCAGGACGAGGCCGACGCCGATGCTGAGCGGCAGATACGGCTGAAGGGCGCGGGCGCACCCAAGGCCGCCGGAAGGGCCGGGAAGGGCAAGCGGGAAGGCCCCGAGCCGCCGCCGGAGGCTAAGAAGGCACCGGACGGCCGTCATTACAAGCCGGATCCCGACCGTCCCGGTAAATATTTGATGTGGTCACCTCGTGCCTGAAGAAAAGCAAGACTGGGTCCATGCCGATCATGATCCATGGAAGGACGAGTGGGTGCCGGTCAATCACGATCCTTTTGAGGTTATTGCCGCTCCGGTGGCTGGTGCGGCGCGCAAGGTCGAGGAATGGATGGGAACGGCGAAGCCGCAGTCGGTCCCCGGTGCGACTTTAGGAGTGCGCGGATAGGAGACGATATGCACAAGCATCACACCGATGAGAAAGGCCGCATAACCCATGGCAAGAGTAAGGTGGCCATCGGCATGCGTAAGACGATGTTCGGCAATACGGTGACCAAGGAACGGGGTGGCGCGGCGAAGCGGCCGGGTAACCCGGGACCGAACGGTAATGGTATGAAGGAAAAGAAGGTCGCCAAAATGGAGAAGGTACGGGCTACCCATCCGACCATCGGCGAGCAGGAATGGGAAGGCGTGGAGAAATCTGGCGGCTATCGCAAGGGTATCGCGCGTGGTTTAAGGACCATGTACAAAGCCAATCCAGCCTGGGCGAGGAAATAGTCATGGCAAAAAAACGCGGTGGCAAGGTCGAGTTGGAAATGCGGAAGTTTAAGCACGGCACATTGCATAGTGGTTCGAAAAAGGGGCCGGTGGTGAAAGAACGGAAACAAGCCGTAGCGATCGCTCTCAATGTCGCGCGCAAACATGGCCAGAAGGTTTAATGCGTGATCATCCGTCGTAAACATTGGGGATTGCAGACCGGCTACAATGTTGTTCTGGACTTGCGTTATGGCTTTTCTCTGTGTTTCGGCCACAAGCCGAAAGGTTATCGGTGGATTGTTGCGGCGCATTGGGATTGGCCGCGCCTCGTCTGGGCCGACCGTTATTGGCAGACCAGTCGGCCGATGCCGATAGCACGCGCTAAGCCATTGTTGTTTTCCTTTCCGGTAGGCGGTTTCTGGCCGCATCGGTTTGAAGTCGGCAATGGCTGAACGTCTCATCTTGCATTTGGCCAACGAATATGCGGCACGGCATTATGAATACGTGCGTGCCAACGAGGATGCCGACCGCTTACGGCATCGGTGGCCGAACGGTATGGTGCAGGATATCGATCCAAAGCTATTTGTTAAGACATTTCCGACTTTGAAGGACTATTTGCGCGGGCTGCGGCATGGCCGCAAGGTGGAACAACGCACTGGGGTTTATTGGCAAGATACCGGCGAAATCCATGCATATTTACCGGCGGCTTGGCATTTTTACGCCATGGCACGGACTTCATTGGCGCTGATGCTGGGGGATCCTACGGTTTCCGAATACAAGAAAGAGAGTATTCGCGAGGCTTTGATCAGGGATCGGGAGAAGCAACTGGAGCAAGAACGATTGTCGATAAGATCGACGCCGATTCCGCAGCGCACGGGGGAGCATCCATGAGCAATCGCTACGAGAAATGGCAGGATATAGCCGGTGAATACAGTGATCGTGCCGTACGAGTTGAGGAAATGCGCGAAAACAGCTTTCGGCGATTCCATTTGAACGGCATCAAGATGATCGTCGGCGACTGGTATGTTGACGTTGATGGGTGTCCGACGCGGGAAATCACATGCCGGTAGTGGTCTCGCGCAATAATGACGGTGATGTCGAAATCCATCTGCATGATGCGGTGGTGCCGCCGGATACGGCCGTCAAGCTTGCGTTGATGCTGGTGCGGGCAGCGGGATGCGTGACAGGAAATATTATTGAAGTCGATGGCGAACAAATCATGCTGGGCGACAAACGCGTTTTTGTCGACTGGTCGATGATAGAACGGAGGATCTTTGATGCCTGACGAACCGGAACCCAATTTGCCGTTGGAACAGCAGCCGCCAGAACAGGCCGCACCGGAACCGGCATCACCGCCGGTCGATCCCACCGATTGGCGGTTGGTCGAACTTGGCCAGACTCGCCGACAACTCGAAGAAAGCCGCGTTCGTGAGAACCGCGCGCTTAGTGAAGTCGAGCGCATGCGCGCCGAGCACGCACGGATGGTGGAAATGACCGCTGCGGCCACCCGGCCGGAGCAGGGATCTACTCCGCCGCAACAGCCTCCACCGGCTAATGCCGCAGATTTTGATCGTGCGGTAAATGATCGGGCGGCGCAGATGGCGGCGCAAGATCGGGTCAAGCAGTTGGACGTGGCCTTGCAACGGGACTTTGCTGAGGATTATCGGCGTATTGTTGAGAATTTCGGCAATATTACCAACTCGGTCAATATGCTGTTCGGCGACATGATGGCGACCGGTGAGGGGCCGTATGTGGCCGCCACCATTGGCAAGGATCCGACCAAAATCCAGCAATTGCGCGATATGCCGGATGCCGAACGGCGCATGGCGTTGATGCGGATTGCTTTGGAAAAGCCGAAAGCCACGGCCGAACCGGCCAAGTCTGCCATACCGAAACCTTCGGAAGCACCACCGCCACCAACACCGGCTCCGCGCGGCGGGTTGACTACGGCTCCGATTGGCGCAGTCGATCTCTATGACCCACGGTTTGAGTACGAGAGTTATCGCGGTGCCAACGATCCGGTCAAAGAAGCGGAAATGGATGCGGCTTGGTACGGCGAACGTGGCCGACAGAAACGCGAAAGCCAAGGCAGACATTGGTCACCGCGGACAGGTCCCGGCGGCCGGTGAATGGGCTGCGGATCGTCATTAATGGTCTGCTGATCGGTTTGATTTTTCTCTTCGTCTATCTGGCCATTATCTGGATTTTCTACGGGTAAAGCGCGCTCGTGTCTTACAGGGTTTCTCGGCGTTGGCGGCTCGCTCCGGTATTTCAGGATTTCTCATGCTGGACGGCTAATTCTAACATACAGGGCGTCTCGGCGCGCTGTAAAGAAATTCCGATGCAATGGGAATGCCTTCTGTCTCGGCGGAAGTAAAACCTACCGATGCAATGGGAATGCCTTCTGTCTCGGCGGAAGTAAAACCTACCGATGCAATGGGAAGTGGCGTCTCAGCGCTAAAAATACTGATGCAAACCCAGGAGACAGAAATGAATACCTCATGAGGATAACATGGCTAACTCACTCTTGACTATCTCGATGATCACGCGCGAGGCCATCGAGCTATTCGTCAATTCGAATGCCTTCATCAAAAATATCGACAGGCAATTTGATGACGAGTTCGGCCGTTCCGGCTCGAAAATCGGCTCGCAACTTCGCATTCGTCTGCCCAACGACTTCGTCGTTACTCGTGGCCCGGGTTTGGGCGTGCAGGATACTGCCGAACAGCAGACTACCCTGACGCTTTCGACACAGGCTCACGTCGATGTCAGCTTTACGCAGGCTGACTTGCTGTTGTCGTTGGACGATTTCGCCGAACGCATCTTGCTGCCAATGATGAACAATCTGGCGGGCGATGTGGCGGCGCAGATCATGCTCAATACCGAAGGCGCAATCTCTAACATCCAGGGTAACTTGGACGCTTCCGGTAACATTCAGACGCCGAATGCCGGTACCTATCTGACGGCCAGGGCGCGCTTGAACGACGCCAGTGCTCCGCAACCGGCTCGCAAGGTCGTCAACGATCCGTGGACGGAAGCGCGCGTGGTGCAATCCCTGACCGGTCTGCTCAATCCACAGGCTGCTATCAGCGAGCAATACTACGAAGGCACCATGTACCGGGCACTGTCGTTCACTTGGTTCATGGATCAAACGGTGATCAAGCATACCGCGGGGACGTTTACCGCCGGGACGGTGGCGGGTGCCAATCAGACCGGTCCGACACTGACAACCAATGCGATCACTGGTACTTTGGTGGCAGGCGACATCATCACTCTGGCTGGCGTCAATAGCGTTAACAGGGTGACCAAAAAGTCTACGGGTATGGTGCAACAGTTCGTTGTCACCGCTAACGTAGCTACTGCGGGTACGTCAATCTCGATCTACCCGTCGATTATTCCGCCCAATACGGTTACGGGTAATCCCGTCCAGTACCAGACGGTGACCGCATCTCCGGCGGCCTCGGCGGTGATTTCGCTCTACACGCTGCCGAGCGTGACTTTCCGGCGCAACTTTGCCTACGCGCCGCAAATGGTCACGATGGCGACCGGCGATCTGCCTATCCCGGCCAATCTACAACAGGCTGCACGTCACCGTTATGACAACGTGTCTATGCGGTCGGTTACGCAGTATCAGATTGGTACGGATCAGGAGGTTACGCGGTTGGACGTGCTTTATGGCTCGACCAGTCCGCGGCCGGAATGGGGATGCATCGTTCCTGACGTTGCTCCATGATCGTTCGGCAATATCCCAAGGCGGCTCCCCCTATTGTTGTCGAATACCGGCATCCGACGCTGGGACCGATAACACGGCTGGAGCCTGCCTTGTGGCCTGCCGGGCATCCCAAGGCCGGTCAATTGGCGATTTTTGCCAATGAGCAGGAAGAAAAAGAGTTCAACAAACAAATGCCGACTAAGCATAAAGCCAAGTCAAAACCGAAGAAACAGATGAAGCCCAAGAAAGAGATGAAGAAACAGACGAAGAAAGGAAGAAAGTAATGGCCCATCCGCCAAATGTTCCGCTGACGCCGCAAACTAATGAGATGAATTTCCCGCGTCACAATCCGAATGCACCGGCCGGACAAAGCGGTCATCCCTATCCACGCGCGTTAAATCGCGAATTTATGCAGGAAGATATCGAGTCTTGGCTGGAAACGCATAAACAGTACGAACCGACTGCACGGCAGCCGGTCTGGTACCAAGAACGTTGTCCGAAGGCACGGCGGGTACTGAAAAGCGGCAAGATCATTCCCGGCGAAATGGTGCCGGTATTGGCCGATCAGGAAATGGTCGACGAGGGTTTGGCCGAAGTGGTTGGTGAAGAGGTAAAATGTCTTACCCAGACCGATTATGTCAAGGCTAAGCGCATTGCCGCCCAGCGTTATGCCGACTTGGCCGAGCCGGAGGATCCTATCAGCGAAAAACCGGCATCGTTAATGGTGCAACTGACCGAACCCAACGTCGAGATAAAGAAAGACGATGGTGAATTGGAACGTATGCGCCAACGTGTTGCCGAACTTGAGGTTGAGGCGAAGCAGCATGCAGCGTTGAAGGCGCGATTGGCGGCGGTGACCGGTGAGGAACCGCTACCGAAGAAGCGCAAAGGGTGGCCGAAGGGCATGAAGCGTAGGCCGGTTGAAAGGCCTGCTGGCGAAGTTTCATTCGATCAGTTTTCCAATGGTGACAAGGCTAAATGAGCGCCATTGACGGTACTTTCACCGTTAATGACGTCGTTACGAGCGCCTTGCGCAAGTCGGGGATTATGGGGCTGGGCCAGAGCCCCTATCCTTCCGGCTCCGATGTTTTGGACGCGCAGAATGATCTGAGCGATATGCTCGCCGGTTGGAACTCTGAGACATGGATGATCTGGCACAAACTTGATCTGGGCTTTGTCAGCGATGGGCGCTCGACACCCTATACGGTAGGACCGCCGATTACAGTTGGCGGCGTTTCAACGCCAGCCAATTATCCCACGACTATTG